AGAAATTCGTTGAATAAATTCAACTTATGTTCTTCAAGTCTTTTTTGATCGACTAGTGTATTAATTCTTTTTTGAGTTTGAGTGGCAAGTTGTTCACGAAGAATACCACCTTCCCATACCCACTCTTTACCTTCCATAATTCCCTGAACAAATGCATCAGGGGCAGAAGGATCGGCAACGATATCAGCTGCAGTTGCAAGCATAAAATCTTCACCCACAATTTTATGACCTTCATTGGTCATCTTGAGTGATCCAACACCACGAGAAGAAACTCCAAGGCAAACTCCTTCTCCAATTAAAGAACTTGCGATCTTACCCATAGGAGTATCTAGAAGTTGTGCTTTACCTCTAAAATTATTTCCTTCACAAGTAAGAGAAATAATTTTATGAGAAACGCGATCTAGATTTACAGTTGGACCATCGGGGTGTCCGAGTTCTCCAAGAGCACGACCTTTTGCGATAAAGTTTTCATCATATCTCTTTACCTCACGGGAAAGAGTTTCCATAGGATACATTCTTCCATTACGGTTGCAAATATTTCCCTGAAGGAAAACACCTTCGATGTACATCTTTTTAGATGTACCTTTTCCTTCGGTGATAAACTTTACCTGTTGTACTTCTTCTGTGATGAGTTTCATTTTTTTTAATTTGTAAATCCTACTTTTGCTCCTAAAACAGCGGCATTTGCTGCAAACACACAATGTGATGGTAACTTTTCTAAAAGTTCAGATTGCGATCTTGCTAAAGTGAAGGATCCAATAACGGTTCCGCCTTGTGTTTCAACCACAGTGACTAAATGATCCGCAGATGTTGCCGAATTAAAAAGACGTACAACTGTTGCTGAACTAAAACTTGTAGCAGCTCCAGTTGTCGTTGGGAGTGCCGCCTCCGCTCCAAGAACCTTAATTCTATTGGCCATTATTCCTGATCCTCTGTTTCTTGTTGATCATCATAATCAGCAGATTCTTCTTCTCCAAATAGGGAAGAAGATACGATTGGTTTAGCAATATCAATTCTTTCAACCGCTTTTGCATACAAAGCACTTTTAATAGCGTCACTAATCTCATGTGCAGGTGCATCAGTTGCAATCAAATCGATAACATTTTCCATAAATTTTATGTATTATATTTTATATTTATATCTCAGCTTTTTTGGTATCTTTTTGCACTTGAGCATCAGTGACAGCGCCTTGTGTTTCCAAATCTGGTTCTGCTGGAACTTCACCTATACCCATTACATCTTGCCCCATTCCTTGCATACCCGAACCTTCACCTTCTTGTGGTAATGGTTCTCCGGTAATTGGATCTATTTGAGATGGATCGGGAATAATGCCTTTCGAAATTTCATCCTCAATCTGCTCATCAATTTCAATAATTTCAGAATCAGTTTGACGAAGAATTCTTTTTCTTACATATTCAGTTGAGTAATATTTTCCAATGTAAGGTTCAATAGTTGCCAGATTTCCTAATCTATTTTGAAGAAGTTCTGATTCTTTAAGTTCAGCAAATTGATTATCATATAAGAAATCATATTGAATATGATCACTCATAATCTCCCAATCTTCAGGAGTTACAATATTTTTGAGAATCAATTGCGTTCTCAACATATCATTAAACATTTGGGCAAATCTTTTTCTCAAACGTCCAACAAATTTTGCAAACTTAAGTTCATCTCTTAAAATTTCAGAAGAGCGACCAAGATTAAATCCACCATCAGCAGCAATTCTTGATTCTGGAACTCCAAGTGCTCTATAAAGTTTTTTCTGGAAATATTCAATATCAGAAAGTTCTCCAAGATTTTGACCACCTGGAAGAGTTGTGATTTCAGTTCCTCTACCACCCTCTCTTCTTGGAAGCCAGAAATCTTCGAGCATACTCATATATTTGCGATCATCACGAACTTCGCCAGTATTGGCGTCATACGCAAGTTTGTTTCTGTAGCGAGACATAACCTCTTTGAGGTATTGTTCTGCCTTTACTTTTGGAAGATTTCCAACATCAATGTAAAAAATTCTACGCTCCGGAGCACGGGACAATCTATAAATAACCAGAGAATCTTCAATCATTCTTAATTGATTGAGTGCTTTGATTGCTTTATGCATATAAGAAAGCACTGTTCCTTTATTTCTATCTACAAGACCAGAACTGCAGTAAACGATAGAATCTTTTGCAATTTTGATTGATTCTTTTCCAGAACCAGAAATCATTCCAGATGAATAATTTGGTTTCGCAGTATACAGAAAATATTCTTCAATTTCTGGTTCTACAACTTGAATATCCTGACTTCCTTTATTGATAGGAAATGGATTTCTTCTATCCGTCTTTTTTTCTTGACGAACATATTTCATTTTCATTGGGTCAATATATCTTAAATCCTGAATACCTGCTTGTGGATTTTTAATATCAATGACCTTTAAATAGTAAATTCTACCATCAATATACCAATTTCTAAAAATTTCGTGAGATTTTCGATCAAAATCTAGAATTTCTTTTAAATTTTTAAACTCATCTCTAATTGTTTTTTTTAACTTCTCGCTTGCATTTAAATTTGATAATTCAATTTCTACTGGAGAATCATACAAGTCACTTACGATTGCTTCATTAACAACATCTTCAATTGCACCATCACATTCTGGATGAAGTGCCATTTCACGATATCTTTTTATAAGATCGTGTTCAGTTCTATAGACACCTTCAATGTCTATATATTGACCATAAAAACCACTTGCAATATAATTATCAACCCCGTCCTCATTGGTTTGAGGAACGGGGGATATTACTGAAGATGGTTTTTTCTGCGAATTTTCAATAGAAAAACCAAAAAGTTTTGCCATCGTATAAACTAACTACTTAATATACAATATTTAGTTAATATCTTCACCGCCAGCTGCCGGAGCATTACCCTTAAATGCTTCCCAATACAAAACTTGAAGTTCTACAGTGAACTCTTGAATACCTTGAGCATCATATGAAAGTTCGATTGGGGCAATTTGAGATGGGAATACATCATAGAACTTATATGTTCTCAAAACATCACCAGTGCGATCTAATTGATAAACAAATGCATCTGCTTGATATTCTGCAGGATTTGTTTTACCAGTATTATCAGACACTCTATTAATCGTATTCATCCACTTTTCAAAAGCAGAACGAATTGCAAAATCAGTGTCGTTAATGATAGTTACAGTCCAAGTATCAAATGTACGATCACCAGCAACTTTAAAAACCCTTCCTCTAAAGGGAATTTCGATAGGAGCTACATTGGAGGCAGGTAAATTTGCTGCTTTGACAAGAAATCTTGCCTTATTTAAGATATCATTGAGTCCGTCAACTTTAACTGCTTGTGGAAAAGAAAGTTCAACCTCAAACAGATTAGAACGAGCACCACCACCAGTTAATTTACTTTTAAAATCAGTAATCTTTTTAAATACTGGTGGGTTTTGTTGATTTTTAGTGGCCATAGTTTTATACCTCTAGGTTAATTAAATTACGCCGATTACTTCTTCAAAAGAAATACCAGTTCTTGTAGCGATAAAAGTCAAGCCAATAAAATTAATTGATCTTGCTGGTTTGATATAGATATCAGCAACAAATTCATTGCTATCAATAATAGCAGCAGTATTGTTTGTTTCATCACAAACAACTACATAATCGAATATTCCACGCTTTGCTTGAACATCGCGGAGGAATGGCTCAATAATATTGACAAAGTTTTGTCTAGTAACATCATCGTTAAATTCAAAGAGTTGGTCTTTCGCAGCAGCAGAAATACCATCTTCAAGATAGATAAAGAGTCTACGAACATTGATTCTATCAAATGCCGATGACTTACCAAATCCAGTCTTATCTCCAAAGAGAATAATACCAGCACCAGGTGAGAAAATAACTGGATTAATTCTGTTTGAATACAGAACGTCCCTTTGAGATTTGCTTGGATTGTATGCGAGTTTAACCGCATTTAAAATTGCACCTCTTGATGTTCCTGCAGGTGAGAACCAAGGGAAATTATTGATATCATTTCTAGCACAAGTTCCAGCAATATCACCATTAAGTGGAACATATCTAAAGGTATCATTGAATCTATCATACATGTACTTATAACCACTATCAAATACAGCATAAGTTGATGAAGTTACAGATGCGTAAAAACTAACAAGATTATTAGTGATTGATGAATCTGAATTGACAGTTACAGTTCCTACTGTTCCGTCATTCAAAAAAGCAAGTCTATGAGGAGAGATAAATGCCACTGCATCTTTTCTTATTTCAGCAATAGAAATGAGTTTATTTGCAAGTGCTTGTGCAGTTTCTTTTGCATAATTTGCAGAACCCATCAATAGGAAATCAATTCTATAGTTTTCTGTATTTTCAAATAAACTATAACCATCAGCAAGTTTTGCTAATGTTGAAGTTAAAGCTCCTGGCAATGTGATGTTATCTCCACCATCATAATTTTTGCCACCACCTAAAGTATAAGTAGATGCTCCATTTGCAGCAAAAGTAATACCTTGAGTTTCTTGATCCCAACCTATATCAGACTCTAAAGTAAATCCACTACTAAATCCTGTTGTTACAACTCCAACTGGCGCTGAACCACCAAAAACATATTGTGAGGCATTTACCAAAAATTTTCTCCAATAGGATGTTGATCCCGCAGAGTATTGAGAATCTTTTGCTTTTGAAAGTGCAATATACTTTTCAAGTATAGTTCCTGCGTTTCCAGTAATAGTTCCAGCATCATCAAAAATAACAATGTGCAATTCATCAAATCTAGAATCTCTAGCAGCAGCAAATTCCGAGGTTCCTGGTCTATCAACTAGGGTATTCCAAGGAATAGTGCTATTTGAAAGAGAAATAGTTTGTTGGTCAAACCAATCAAGTTGTGAAGTATACGAAGTACTGCCAACTGCAGTATTTTGTCCTGAAGTATGAATTGCAACAGATCCTGTAGAACTAAATGCATAAACACCAGATGGTTGATAATCAACTTCAGTTACTGTTCCTGCAGCAGACACATGAGCGAGAACTTTAACATAGATATTGGATCCACTTATTTCTGTAATGATTCCTTTTAAATGACCATCAAGATTTGAAGTTGAACCATTGCCAGGAAGAGTTGTAGAAATTGCTTGCGTAACTCCGTAACCAACTTGAATGGTTGTAATTCCTGAAGCAACCGATGTGCTAATACCACTTAAAATTTGGTCTGCCTTTGAATCAATGATCGCAACTTTAATTCCATTTGCCCAAGATCCTGGATTTCTTGCTGCAAAAGTTACGCCTGAAATAGTATTTTCATCATAACCTAATTGATTATAGTGTTCTTCACTCTTGATTTTTATACTAGATGCTGCGCCGACAAACGCATTTTTTAGATCATCATCATCAGATCTAACTACTCTTAAATTTCCACCATAAGCTAAATATGAAGATGCAACCATCCAAGTTTCATAATGTTTGTCTGTGCTATATGGTTCAGCAAAAAGATTTACCAGGTCAGACTCATTTTCCACAAAAGTTGGAGTATCTACTGGTCCTTTTGCAAAAGGACCGACAATTGCTCCTATAGCCGCGGAGACAGAATCAACTCTACCTACTGTTAGATCAACTTCTCTAACTAAAATTCCAGGAGATGCTAAATTTAGTGGCATCTTATTTCTCCTAAAGGTCCAGAATTATTCTAAAAATATTTATTAAAAACATTATTTCCAATGGGGAATTAATGCGTGAATAAAATTACCAATCTGGATATGACCAGTTAATTAAACTATCTTTCTTTTTATTTTTATAAATTCTATTTTTTGTGCATTCTTTACACTCATAAGAATATGCTGAAGGAAATGTTCCTCGATCTTTACGAGTTAAATAAAAATCATCTATTAAATTTTTTACCTCTCCACACACTCTACATTTTCTATCAAAAAATAATAGGTGTTCTATTTTTATCTGGTCATCTAAATCCATTACCTATATTCCCACATATATGACCTGTCTCCATATTCATCTAAATGCCACCTATCACCATCGATATCGACAAAACTATGTTCATCAACACCATCTAAAATAAATCCAAATGGAGCCATATCTTGTTCAATTTGATTTTTCTGTTCCTCATAAATTCTTTTACGAACATCATTGTCCGTCATTTCTTTAAAGTAATCTTGAGCAACTAACCAGGAGAAAATAACAAGACACATCGCAAGGTCATCATTACAACCCTCTTCAGCCTCAAATGAGTTATGACGCTGTGCAAATGTTGTTAATTCTGATATGATGTCATAATCAATAGTCAATAACTTATCATCTTCCATTAAAGTCTTTAAGTTAGAGCATCCTAACTTTTTAACTGCGGCAGTCATTCTCACACCGAGTTGAGATTTCTTTCCACTAAATCCAGAACCAACTATTTGACCTGCTCGTCCTCTCATTGCACACATAAGAACATTATCATATTCTAGGTCAAAGTGAAGAATGTTTGCTACTTGATCTCCAATATCGTTAACTTCAATCAACAACCAAGCGTCATTGTATCCTTTAGCAACTTCGTATATAATACTGGGAAATAACATTGGTTTAATTTCATTATTTCGATATTTTGCTACAACTTTATATGGAAAGTTAGTAATATCAAAAACAATAAATGCTGAATAGTCATTACCCAATCCACGAGCAACATCAACTGTAATTAAATAATTATTTTCTTCCGTAGGATTTTCATATATGTCTAATCCTGCATTTTTTTTAATTGGATCTTCATAAACAAAGTTTCTTAACTTTGCTGAATTAATCAGTGTATTTGTAGAACCTAGAAACTCACACTCAAACTCAACTTTGAACTGTTGCTCACTTGTGTTAGCAATCGTCTGCTCCCTCCAGGTAGCGTCTCTACCAGGCACTTCGGACCAATGCACATCAGTAGTTACATATTCGTTCTTGCCTCGTTCAGCGTCGTGCCACATACGGTAGAAGTGGTTCATACCTCGTGGTGTTGAAACAATAATTACCTTCGTGCTTTGTCCAGAAGAAATAGTAGGATAAACAGAGGCAAAGAAGTCATCAGCAATGTGATTTGGGATGAAAGCGAATTCGTCAAGAAAGATGACATTATAGGATCCGCCTCGGACAGCAGATGACGAAGTAGAGTTAGATGAAATTTTGGATCCATTTTCTAATTCCAGAGATCCTTTATTCCAAGATATAATACCTTGTTGCATCCACTTTGGTAAATTTTCATATGCAAGTTGCAATCTTCCAAGAAGATCTCTTGCTGTAGATGCTTTGTTTGCTAGAATAGCTATATTAACATTATCGTTA